AGAAAGAAGAAGAACCAATTCGTCTGACCTATATGGAGAAGATGGAGACTGCCGAGCACAGAAAATATAAGGTAAGAGTAACTGGTAAAGATGGTCGTTCTTATGTAAGAATGGCTGACCGTCAAAAAATTTCTGAACTTCGTGCAAATCCAAATATTAAAGAAGTTGAGATGACTGGATATGGCGAACCTTATGAAGGTGAGAGAACCAAAGGTGAGCAAACTGCAAAAGCAAAGCGTGGTGAGAAATTAGACCCTGTTGGCAAGGAAGATTCTGATGTTAATAATGATGGTAAAGTAAACAAGACTGATAAGTATCTGCAGCATCGCAGAAATGTTCGTGGTTCAGCAATTGCGACTCGTAAGGAAGAGTTTATTCACGAAGGTGAATCAGATAATCCTGATGCGAATGGAAAAAAAATTGATGTAATGAAAGGTAAGAATAAGGTTGTAATTGCGCCCACTCAAGGAAAGGCTTTGGTTGCTCACCATGAACTAGAAGGTGAAGTAATTACTGAGAAGGCAGTAAGTCAGGCTCAGCAAAAGTTTATGGGAATGGTCTATGCTGCTAAAAAGGGAGGAAAACCAGCATCTCCTGAAGTTGCAAAAGCAGCAGAAGGAATGAGCAAGAAAGAAGCAAAGAAATTTGCAAAGACTAAGCACGAAGGACTTCCAGTTCATAAAGAAGAATCTGAGTGTGGTATGGATGAAAAACCAAAACTCAAGAAGAGTGAAGGTGGTGAAGAAGATTCTAGAGCAATTCCAACGAAAGTAAATCTTGTTAAGAACAAATTGAGGGCGATGGGTCTCAAGATGGACTATGAACCAGAAGGTGAAGTTCTTGACGAGAGAAGAAGAGAAGAAAAAGGAACTCCAAGAGCTCCTAGAGATAAAGCACTTGAGATTGTAAAGGGGTCTATGCGTAAAATGCAAGGAACTCCAAAGGGTCAGCAGAAAAAGGAGCCAGGTAAGAAGCCACCTGCTGCTGGTGAGTATGGCGGTCCTCATTCTCCTGCTCAAAAAGTAGCTGCTCGTCGTGCTTCTGCTCAAAGAGCACAGGATATGATGCATTCTCCAAGAGACTGATTCCTAAATAGGACAGGATACTCTTCACACGGAGGTCATTATGTCGGCATTAGTCGCTTGGTGTTTAGCAAATCAGGCTCTTATCGCAACTGTTCTTTTTGCAGTTTCGGAAGCACTTGGAGCAAACCCAAAGGTAAAATCAAACGGTATTCTTTCACTTATTCTTTTACAAGTCCAAGGACAACTGAAGAATAAAGGTGCTAAAGATTTAACTCCCTGAGACATGTAAAGGAGACCAAAAGTAAAGGTCTCCTTTTTTTATAAATATTACTAGAAAAAGAAATTTATTAGGTAAAGCATATGTCTCTTTGGGGCAATAAAGATTCTTTTAGTACGGGTCTTACGGGAACTATAACAATCAATCTTTCCGCTGAAACAGTCACTGGAAGTGGAACCAGTTTTACTACTGCTGGAATTTCCACGGGAGATATCATAGTAGTTGGTGCTGGAGCAACTTACGGGCAGGCAGTAATTACTGGAGTAACTTCAGAAAGATTACTATCAATTGGTTCAACACAGTTCTTAATTCCACTTAATGGTGCAATTGCCGGTGCAGCATATACTGTAACTGAAAAGCCAAAGTATACTCTTGAAGATGGTCAATATTTTGCTCCTGATGTAAAATCAAATAGATTCTCTGCTGTATTTGGTGTTGGTACGACTGAAGCCACTGTAGCTGCCGCAACTGCCGTTGGTGGTAAAAATGCTGCTTATGCTGTAGCACACGCTGGTTGGGTTGGTGTTACAACTTATGTTGATAACCACGGCAATTTCAGAGTTAAATCTGAAACTCTAGTTGCTGGAAGTACCATCACTGGTGACGCTGACGACGATTCAAGATATCCAGATAGCTGATAATATGGTATGAGATTTGATGAATTGAATGAAAATAATTATTTGTTATTTGCTATAAAATTTTACGATAATCCTCAATCGGTAACGATGGAAGATTTTGAGTCAGATTTGAAACGAATTCGTTATGTAAAACGATTATTAAAAAGATATAAAAGCTGCGGCGAATTGAAGATTCATCTGATTCTGAATCACCTAACGATTCTGTTCAATGTCTTTAATGATGCTGCAGTTCCTTTATTATTTTATAATTTGGAGAGTGATCTCTGGCCATCTATTAAAAGTTTTCTTCTTTTTCTGAATAGATTGCCAGAATATCCTAGAACACAAATTCACGAAATTGAAGAAGATCGTGAATGTCTAGAACAATTGCAAGCAATCTAATGGATAAACTAGATAAATTAATTGCTACAGTTAGGTTTATTAAGGAGCAAGAAGGTGCTGCCGCTCCTCCTGCTGCTCCAACAAATAATGCCTCTAGTGGAAATATTGCAGGTCTTCCACCAGACCAACCACCAGTATTCCGCAAAAAGAAAAAAAATATTTACTTAGGTTTAGGTTCTCGTAATCGCTGGACAAAACCACAATAATTAGAACTATGTTTAATCCATCATCTACTGAAACAAAAATAGCACTGCTCGAAGAACGCATTAATGTTTATGAGCAAATGATGGAGAGAATTGATACTGCAATTCAAAAGATTGGTGAGACTAGTCAAAATATCAGTCAAATGCTTGCTGTCCATAATGAAAAGATTGAACAGTGTAACCGAACAGACAATATTATCGTAAAGATGATTGAGGATATTAAAGTATCATCAAAAGAGCAACACGAAGCAATTAGTAAAGAACTTGGTGAAAGAATAGAAAAGGTTGAAGAAAAGGTAGAAGGTATTTCAAAATTTAGATGGCAAGTATTAGGTGGTTTAGCAGTCATTGCTATTTTTATTAAATTTGCTCCTCCAGCAGTTTCTTTCTTGACACGCTCACCATCTCAGGTTACAATAGAGAGAGCAAAGTAAAGTACTTTCATAATGGATTTGATTGATTCCAAGTACATTGGACTTGTATCTTCTCGTCTTCAAAAATTCAAAAGGGTTAAAGCAGATCTCTACAACTTTCGCTGCCCTATTTGCGGAGACTCTCAAAAAAACAAGAACAAAACAAGAGGATATATCTATCCAGTAAAGAATAATACAAATTTTAAGTGTCATAATTGTGGTACTAGTTTATCATTCAGCAACTTTCTGAAAGAGATAGACCCTACACTTCATAAACAATACACTTTAGAGAAGTTCAAAGAGGGGCATACTGGTAAAAACTTTGTGGTGGAAGAACCCAAGTTTGAATTTACAAAACCAGTCTTTAAGCAAAAATTGAATCTACCAAAAGCAACAGAGAATGAAACCGCAAAAAAGTATCTAACAGACAGAAGATTAGATCCAAATAGATTTTACTTTGCAGAAAAGTTTAAAGAATGGACAAATACTCAAGTTCAAACTTTTGATCAAAAAAGTTTAGAATATGAGGAATCGAGAATAGTTATTCCTCTTTGTGCATCAGATGGTAACATTTTTGGATTTCAGGGTCGTGCTTTAGGATTCAGCAAGGTTAAATATATTACAGTGATTTTAGACGATAGTATCCCCAAAGTCTATGGATTAGAAGGAGTAAAGAAAAATGAAACAATCTACGTCACAGAAGGTCCCTTTGATTCAACGTTTGTCGAAAATGCCATCGCAATGTGTGGATCGGATATTTTACTCGATAGTCTTAATTTGGGCAACGATATTGTGTACGTTCTTGATAATGAACCTAGGAACAAAGAAATCTGCAACAGGATCTCTAAACTCATCGATAGAGGTGAGAAAGTAGTAATCTGGCCAAGGTCAATTACTGAAAAAGATATTAATGATATGGTCCTGACTGGACATCAGGTTATGGATGTGTTAAAATCACATACATACAAAGGCTTAGAGGCAAAAGTAAAGTTTAACGAGTGGAAGAAAGTATGAGCAACGGAACAAAAGTTATTAAGAGAAATGGGTCAGTCGAAAGCCTTGAGTTAAATAAACTACATTTGATGGTAGAAGAAGCATGTAGAGACCTTGCTGGGGTATCTGCATCACAAGTTGAAATGCAGTCTGGTATTCAATTTTATGATGGTATTACAACGGCAGAGATTCAAGAAATTTTGATTCGTTCTGCTAGCGACCTAATTGATCTTGAGCATCCTAATTATCAGTTCGTTGCTGCCCGTCTGCTTTTATTTGCTCTTCGCAAGCAGTTATTTGGTCGTATGCACGATTGTCCCACAGTTAAGCAGCATGTCCTTCGTGCCGTTGGTAGAGGCGTCTATGACGCAGAAATTCTTGACCTGTATACCGATGAAGAGTTTGATAAACTTGAGTCGTTTATTGATCATAGTCGTGACTATCTGTTTACTTACGCAGGTTTACGTCAGGTCGTTGATAAGTACCTCGTGCAGGACAGAAGCACTGGGGCACTTTATGAAACGCCACAGTTTATGTACCTTTTGATTGCGGCAACCATCTTCTCCAAGTATCCTAAGGAAACACGTTTAGATTACGTTAGGAAGTACTACGATGCAATCTCAAAGCACAAAATCAACATTCCGACCCCCATCATGGCAGGAGTGCGAACGCCACTTAGACAATACGCTAGCTGTGTCCTTGTTGATGTTGATGACACCCTCGATAGCATCTTTAGTTCTGATATGGCTATCGGCAGATATGTTGCACAAAGGGCGGGTATCGGCATCAACGCGGGTCGCATCCGTGGCATCAACAGCAAAATCAGAGGTGGAGAAGTTCAGCATACGGGCGTTGTCCCTTTCCTCAAGAAGTTTGAAGCAACTGTCCGATGCTGCACTCAAAATGGCATCAGAGGTGGATCAGCGACTGTCCACTTCCCAATCTGGCACCAAGAAATAGAGGATATCCTAGTATTAAAAAATAACAAAGGAACGGAAGATAATCGCGTTCGTAAGTTAGACTATTCTATCCAAATCTCCAAACTTTTCTATGAACGCTTCATCCGTAACGAAGAGATTTCTCTCTTCTCTCCCCACTCCGTTCCTGGTCTGTATGATGCTTTTGGGACTGATGGATTTGACGAGTTATATGTTCGTTATGAACGAGATGAGTCTATTCCAAGAAAAACTATCGGTGCTCAAGAACTCTTTCTGGACCTCCTGAAAGAAAGAGCAGAGACAGGTCGTTTGTATATTATGAACATTGACCACTGCAACTCTCACTCTTCTTTTATGGATAAGGTTGAGATGAGCAACCTGTGCCAAGAGATTACTCTGCCTACTAAACCCATTCAGCATATTGATGATCCCGATGGTGAGATTGCTCTATGCATACTTTCTGCTATTAATGTTGGAAAAATTAGGGATAATGAAGACCTTGAGGTTCTTTGTGATCTTGCTGTTAGGTCTCTTGATGAACTCATTGATTTTCAAGGATACCCCGTCAAAGCAGCAGAAATCGCCACCAGAGCGCGTCGTTCTCTTGGTGTAGGTTTTATTGGTTTAGCGCACTACCTCGCCAAGCACGGTGAGCATTATGACGATCCTGGTGCCTGGAAACTGGTTCACGATCTGACGGAAGCATTTCAATATTATCTGATTCAAGCAACTGTCGATCTTGCCAAAGAAAAAGGTGCCTGTGAGTATTCGCATAGAACCAAATATGGTCAGGGTATTCTTCCTATAGATACATACAAAAAGGATGTGGACGAAATTGTACCTAATGAATTGAAGTATGATTGGGAGAGTCTTAGACAGCAAGTACTCCAGTATGGTATACGGAACTCAACACTGTCCGCACAGATGCCATCGGAGAGCAGTTCCGTTGTGTCAAACGCAACCAACGGAATCGAACCACCTCGCGGATACTTGTCCGTTAAGAAGTCGAAGAAGGGTCCACTCAAGCAGATTGTTCCCCAGTATCAAACACTTAAAAATAACTATACGCTGCTGTGGGATATGCCTAGCAATCGTGGGTATATTCATATTGTTGCTGTTATGCAAAAATTCTTCGATCAAGCGATTTCTGGAAACTGGTCCTATAATCCAGAAAATTACCCAGATAATGAAGTTCCTACTTCAGTAATGGCACACGATATGCTTGAAACTTATCGTCTGGGACACAAAACAGCATATTATCAAAATACTTATGACCATAAAACTGATGAAGTAGTAGAAGAACCAAAACAGGACCTTCAATCAATTCTTCAAGAACTTTCTGATGCTGACGAAACAACTTGTGATAGTTGCTCTATTTGACAAAAGTGTAAAAACCTATTATTATAAATAGTAATAGGTTTTAATAATATCTATGTCTGGATGCATTTATCTAATAACCAATAAAATCAATAATAAAACTTATGTTGGAAAGACAATGAACTCTTTGAAAAAAAGATTTTATAGTCACTGCTATGATGCCACTAAAAGAAGTTCAACAACATATCTTCATCGGGCAATTAGAAAGTATGGAAAAGACAATTTTATTATTGAAGAAATTGAAAAATGTGAAGATAATTTAGGTTTTAGAGAAATGTTTTGGATTTCTAAATTAAAACCGGAATATAATCAAACTCTTGGTGGTGATGGTGGTATGCTTGGGTATTCTCATACAGAAAAAACGAAGCAACTATTGTCATTAAAAAGAAAAGGAAAGTTTCTTGGAGAAGAAAATTCATTCTACAATCAAACACATACCGAAGAACAAAAAGAAAAGTGGAGTAAAATGAGAAAGGGACAACCATCTCCTTGTGGATTTGCTGGAAAATCACATAAAGAAGAAAGTAAATCTAAAACTTCTCAAACACTAAAAAACAATCCAAACATAAAAAGAACCAAAGTATTCCAGTATGATATTGAAGGAAACTTTTTAAGAGAGTTTCAATCTATTAGTGATGCTGCTAAATTTGTAGAAACAAATCCTTCTAACATTAAATATACCTGTGAAGGAAAATTCAATCACTGTAAAGGATATAGGTGGAGTTATGTTAAAATATAATAGACCTATGAACTTCTTTGAGAAACTCCAAGTTGGTTGGTGGTGGATTGGAGAAATCTTTGATGAATGGTTCTATACTATGAGAATTGAAGACGGAGAGTTGTTTAACTATCTTCAAAGTGATTATGTTGCTTATGAAGAAGAAATGTATTATGAAACCCAAATATTTTTTGGAGGTAAATAGAATGTGTAGAATTTTTCCAAAAGTTAATTTAAACAGAGGAGGAAGATTGTGAGTCTTGTAAGATTTAAAACAGGTTTGGAGGAAAAAGCAATGGTCGAATCAATGACCGTCTTTAACCCTCAGGAAGTAGATACCAAAAAGCAACCTATGTTTTTTGGACAACCACTAGGAATCCAAAGATATGATTCTTACAAATATCCAATCTTCGATAAACTAACAACACAGCAACTGGGTTATTTCTGGAGACCCGAAGAGGTTTCTCTTCAAAAAGATCGTAGCGACTATCATATGCTACGCCCAGAACAAAAACATATCTTCACCAGCAACCTGAAGTATCAGGTAATGCTGGACTCAGTTCAGGGTCGTGGTCCTGGTATGGCATTTGCTCCATACTGTTCACTACCTGAATTAGAAGCGTGTATGAAGGTATGGGAGTTTATGGAAATGATTCATTCCCGTTCATACACTTATATCATCAAGAATGTTTATTCAGACCCATCTGAAGTCTTTGATACGATTCTAAAAGAGGATCGTATTATGGAACGAGCTGTCAGTGTGACTGAGGCATATAATGATTTTATCAATAGTGCTCATCACTATGATAATTCGAATGAGTGGGTTCATGTTTTGGAACAAGTACCATACGCACAAGAGGCAAGGTATGAACTCAAGAGAAAACTATTCAGAGCAGTTGCAAATGTTAATATTCTTGAAGGTATTCGCTTTTATGTCAGCTTCGCTTGTAGTTTTGCGTTTGGCGAACTCAAGCTTATGGAAGGAAGTGCAAAGATAATCTCGCTGATTGCGCGTGATGAGAACCAGCATCTGGTTATTACTCAGAACATTCTAAACAAGTGGAAAGAAGGTGATGACCCTGAGATGGCAAGTATTGCTAAAGAAGAAGAACAGTGGTTCTACAAGACATTTGAGAACGCTGTGAATCAGGAAAAACTCTGGGCAGAATATTTGTTCAAAGATGGTTCGATGATTGGTTTGAATGACAAATTGTTACAACAGTATGTTGAATGGATTGCGAACCGTAGAATGAAGGCAATTGGACTCAAACCACTTTATGATATTCCGGCAAAGAATAATCCACTTCCTTGGACTGAGCATTGGATTTCTTCTAAAGGACTTCAAGTAAGTCCACAGCAAACGCAAGTACAGTCATATATTGTTGGTGGCATTAAGCACGATGTCACTGCTAATACATTTAGCAATTTTCAAC